ACCCAGGAATTGACGCTGAATCGTACCGACAGGCCCTTGCTGCACTTGACCCCGTGGAAAGACGTCGCCTAGAAATGGGCGACTGGTGGTCGACAACGCTCGGAACTCTTTTTGAAAGAACTTCATTTATTATTATCGACCCAGAAGAAATCCCTGAAATCAAAAGTTCTGCCCGTGTTGTTAGATTTTGGGACCTTGCTGCCACCGAACCATCCCAGAGCAACCCGAATCCAGACTATACGGTCGGAACGTTGATGATGTTTGACGGCGGTGTTGCCTACATTCTGGATGTAAAACGAGCACGAGTAAAAGGTGAAAAAGTAGAGCAGCTGATTGCCCAGACAGCTCAGGAAGATGGTCTGGGAGTATCAATACGAATGGAACAAGAACCAGGTTCGTCGGGTAAAGCACTTGCCGACCAATATGCCAGGTATGTGGTTCCTGGGTACGATTTTGGGGCAATACGTTCTACTGGAGACAAAGAAACTCGCGCACGGCCATTCGCCGCCGCTGCAGCCAACGGAAATGTACGTATCATTCGTGCACCTTGGCTGACTGCATGGATGGATGAATTTTCATCTTTCCCCGAAGCCTGCGACCACGACGACCAGGTCGACTCGGCTGTCGGAGCATTTACGTTTTTAACTGGCCTGGGGTTGCCACAGAGAAAGCGTGTCTCTATACTGATTTAGTAATTACTTAAACTACTACTGAATTAAAGGGGCAATAAAATGAATGCTGTAGAAAAGATAGAGCAGATTCGTGCACTGATTACCGAACTGGATTCAGAACTTCAGTCCATTGCTGACTCTGATGTTGAGATTCCAATTGCTTGTGGAATTTTGGCAGACATCAATTTCCTTAAGCGAGACCTAACTTTTGTTTATGACGGGTACGCACACCTTGTTGGCAAAATCATGGGGTCAACTGAATCAATCAAATTGGACAACGGCGCAGAAATCGAGAAGAAATCTTCATACGACAGAAAGTCGTGGGACCACAAGGCGCTTGCTTCTGCGGTTTCGGACAAGTTGGTGAAGATGTCCATTGACATGGATACCGGCGAAGTACTGAAGTCACCACGAGAAATAGCCATGGATATGGTTACGTATTGTGCTCCGTCATATTGGCGAGTGAAAGAGTTGAACAAGATTGGAATCAATCCAGACAATTATTGCGAAGTTGGCGAACTGAAGACTAGCATTATTGTCCGTAAGCCAAAAGATTCCGAATAAATACACCACCAACAAGGGATACAAAACATCATGGAACAAAATCAAGTAAAAGACGCTTCATCAATCATGAAGGAACTGTATGCGCAGTTCCCACAAGAATCAGAACGCACAATCGTCAAGAGCGGCGTATCACTTGTTTACTTGCCAATCAGCGAAGTAATCAATCGACTAAACAAGGTTCTCGGCGTGGAGGGCTGGTCATTTGAAATTATTTCAGTTCGTCGCGACGAAATTGACCAAGACGAATTGGTAGCGCACGTTGCACTTACTGCAGAGATTGGCGATAAGCGAGTGGTTAAACATGGATTTGGTGGCTCAAACGTAAAGCGCGCTAAGAGCAATCAAAAGCCAGTTGACCTTGGAAATGACTTTAAGGGCGCGGTTTCTGATGCGTTAAAGAAGGCTGCCCAACAATTGGGAGTCGGTCTCTATCTTGCTCGCTCGGTTGACGCTATGGACGCCGAAGACGCAATTCTTCTTGATGCATCAGATGATGGTTTTGCGCGTATTCCAGAACAGGTTCCAACACCTGCGCTTTCTGAGATTGAGGAAAAATGGAATACTTTCATCGATATCACCAAGGGGCTGAAGAAAGAACAGAAGGAAGAGTTGAACTCGTTCTGGTCAACCCACTCTGGAGGCCAACCAAAGCCGACGAAGTCAAGTGCCACAATCGAGGACTTGCAAGCACTCATCACAGAGGCATTGCGAATTCAGTTTGGTGGGCAGTATGTCACTAATTCCTGATGGTGGATTTGTCGCTCCAGAGTTTCTATCCCCATCATCACTGGGAACGTTCAGGCAGTGTCCGCAAAAATTTAAGTACAGCAAAATAGATGGTCTCCATGACCCAAGTGGCCAAGAAGCAATTCTTGGAAATTTCGTTCACGACGTACTTGAAGATTTGTACAAACTTCCGCCAGAACTTAGAACCCTTGAGCAGGCAAAAGACCTTGCTCGCAACCAATGGGCGAATAAGTGGTCGGCAGAAGCTTCATCGGTAATTCACTCAGAGAAAGAACTCAACAGATTTCGTTGGGCTGCTTGGTGGTGTATTGAGAATCTTTGGCTAATTGAGGACCCGACTACCGTTTCTCCTTTTGGTATGGAGTCTTACGTTCGCGGAGATATAGGCGGAGTAAAAATTCATGGATTCATCGACAGGCTAAGCGTTAATGGAAATAGCGCAAAAGTTAGTGACTACAAAACAGGGAAGACTCCAAAGAAAAATTATCTATCCGACAAATTTTTTCAGTTGATTGTCTACACTCAACTTTTGTCTAGCCTAGACATAGATGTTGACCAAAAGTCCGTTGAACTCCTCTATTTAAAAGACGGAGTAAAGTTTGAAAAAGATGTTTCACTGGATGACATTAAATCAACCGTTGAGTCAATTCAATCGACAAAACAGGAAATTGACAAATGTTGTAAGACCGGTGAATTTGTTGCCAATAAATCGATTCTTTGCAATTGGTGTGGCTTCAAGGGAATCTGCCCTGCGTGGAATAATTAAAAAATCAAGGAGAAGATAATGCAAGTTTTAAACGATGATTCATTTGCAAGAATGGTTGCGGAAGAGGTGAAGAATAAGCTCTCCCCAACGCATAAGCAGGTTCTTCTAGAAAAAGAAAACTGGGGAAGATGGAAAGATGCCCTTTTAGCATTGTCCGACAACCTCCAGAATCAAATCGACAATATTGAATCAGATGCCGAATCAGACAATCTTCGTTATTCCTCGCTTGGGTCAGCTGGCTCCAAGTTAAGTCGAGAAGCAATATCTTATTACGACACGAAAGCAACTCGCGTTAAGCGGTTTAAGTTTCATGTAGACAAGCGTCTTGACGAAGTCATGAACATGATTGAAACCGGCGCAGAAATACAGACCGATGGATGGGACCAGGTTGAATTTCTTCGGAGGGCAATCGTCACTCATCGCACCCTTATGCGTTCATTTGACCTTGAAGATACCGCCATCGATAGGGCTCTGTGGTCTACACTTGACAATAAGTGGCTATTCGATTCCGTCACTAGCGATAACCTGTAGTCGTGCCATAAAGATTGCGTTTGCAGGGAGATTCATGCTCTAAATAAGTGGTGGGAGGTGCCTGTGATTCGTCGCAATAAACCGTTGAAGCGTACGTCACTAAAGCGTTCTGCACCAAAACAAAAACCACGTAAAGCAATTCGGAAACGAAGCAAGAAAATGTCCGACATTTATGTTGAGCGCAAAAAACTTGTAGAAAAAGTTTTAAAAGAAAGACCGCTTTGCGAAGCATGCAGGGTTTTCGCTGCCCATGACGAAAAAGTAAGTTTTAATCATCACCTCAGCAGGGATTTACACGAAATAATTCGTCGTTCACAGGGTGGTTCGATACTTGATGAGGACAATGTTCTTGCGGTTTGCAGACCGTGTCATACGAGAATTGGAAACTACCCACAACTTGCTTTTGATTTGGGTTTAGCAAAACATAGCTGGGAGCGTTGATTTTTGACATAAATAAATCACCCCATCCAAAATGAATGGGGTGCTTTATTTACTAGAAAGTCTAATTAGCCTTCAACTACAGTGAAAGCAACTGTCATGTTTGAACCAGCAGTGCTGGAACCGACAGCCGATACGTCGAGACTAACGAGCGCACCTGCTGCGAAGTCACAGTTGGCGGCAGTAAGTGTTCCTTCGTCTGAAGTTCCTGCTGCCGCAATTGAGAATGCTGCTGCAACATCAGAGCCGACTTTAAGGTCTGCAGTAAGTGCTGAACCTACAGGTGCTGTGGTTACAGCAACCCAAGCGCCAGTGATTCTGCCAGAAAACGGCATCGCCATTGTGACAATGCTGCTTGTTGCTAGTCCACCAGGAATTGTTAATGTGATGGTTGTTGGGGCGAGTACTGCTGTTGACATATTTTCTCCTATATAGGAATTGGGTACCCAAAAAGTATACAGC